TCCAGGGTTTTCCAGACGACCTGCAGGCCTCGGAATACGTCCGCCAGAAACCCTACTGCGGTGATGGTCTTATCGATCCCGCCTATCACCGTATCGCGAAAGCCATTTGACGCAACGGCAGCCTCGACAAACCGATCGGCCAGTTTCTTAACAAAAGGCGCTACCTGTACCGCAATGGTATTGCCGATGCCTTTAAAGACCCCTCGCGCGCGGGTGATGGCGTCGTTTGTGGCTTCGATTTTCGCGGCGTCGATACGTGAGACAGCTAAGCCATAGGCCTTGGCTTCTTCGGCGGCGCGCTTAAAGCCCTCGGCCCCTTGATCGATCACATTCAATAGCGCCAGGCCTTCACGGCCGAATATAGCAGCGGTGGCCGCGGCCTGCTGTTGTCGATTGGATAGCTGGCTGATGCGCTCGGCAAGGACTTGGTATTGGTCCTCGGGCTTGAGGTCTAGGAGGGTTTTCACATCCAGATTAAGCATGCGCAGGGTTTTGGCCGCCGCGCCCATGCCGGTACTGGCCTCGCCCAAGCGCTTGCCCATGCGCTCGAGCGAGGAATTCATCTTAGCAGCCGAGACCCCGGACAGGTCAGCCAAATGTCGAAAGGCCGCTAGCGATTCGATCGCGATGCCCGTTTGGCTGCTGAATTTGGCCAGGGCATCGATCGATTTAAAGGATTGCCGGGTAAGTAGCGCGATCCCGCCGACCCCTGCGGCGGCGGCCACTGATAGGCGCATGACCGTAGCAGACTTGGCAACACGAGAAAGGCCCGCCGAGATACCGCGCCAAGTGGCAGCCGTGCGGTCTTTCGCAGTGATAATAAAGGTTTCAGCCACGTTTCGCCTTTTCTCTCGCGATCTCGGCCAAAGTATCGCCTATTATCTCCATGGCCTCAATGTAGATATTCGGCTGATCCAATACCCCCCCGGAAAAGGGCAAGAGCTGCTTATCGTAATGCTTATAGAGCGACAAAAGCTTGTAAGATAAGGGGGAGATCAAAGGCACCGGACAAACGTGGGGATTCTCTAGCAATTCCTGCCCGCGATGGGTGACGCTGAATTTCGGGATAGGAGCCGGGCCCACCGACCCCGGCCACTGCTTGTCGATATCGCAGAATCGCCCCATGCGGCAGGTAGGGCAATGAAAACTGGCGGCCTCAGTGGCCACGTTGGCCGCCGTTATGAGTTTTTTATTTCATCCTCGGACAGGGTCGCCCTGTCATCAAGGGCCTGCATCAATTCGGCCGCAGTCTTGACATCCATGATAGCCATGTTATCACGAGGGAATGCCGACCACTCCGCCCCCCCGAAATTGGTCCAGCCCAGTAGCCCCGCCCCCAAGGCCAACTCATAGGCGCGCACCATATTTCCAGTGTTTGATGCGTCGCCAATTTCAATGGCTTCGATGCCGTTTAAGCGGCGCATATGGAAAACGGTCGGGTTTTCTTCCTCGCGCTCGGCCTTTAAAATGTAGTCAAAAGTACTCAGATCTAGTGGTTTTGCCATGGTAGCCCTCTTTTAATTGAATACGAGTGAAAACTCATCATCCCCCGTCGATTCGGTCGCGCCAAAAGTGAGATCTAGCGTCCGTATGCCGTCTCGATCGCCAGGCGCCACTTCCCGGTAATAGACCGCGGGCATGGTCAGTGCATAACTGTTGTATTGATTGGCGCCAATCGTGCCGGATGCCAAGGCCATGGACAGACCACTTTTCCAGTTGCCAATAAAATCCTCGGTCGCAATCAGTTCATGCTCCGGATCAAATGAGCCATTCACATCGCGCATTGTGACCTGGATTTCCCCGAAACCGTTTACATCGCTCAAATCCGGTGGCGTGGCTACCGTGTTACCCAGGTCGAAATTCAAGGCGTTGATCACCGCCGTAAAACTGTCGATCGTAAAAGCCCCGTTGATCACTGGCGGCGGCACCGTGGAGTCATAGGTAGGTGTGGGCAAGGCCACGTCGGCCGGATTACTGCCCAAAACATGGCCGGTAATGGTAAAACTCGCCTTGGCAACCCCCCCGACCTCGGCGGCAAAGGATACGTTCCCCCGACATCCGGTCAAGATAAACCGGGTCCCGTCTTGGTAATAGTAAATGGTGCCCGATTCGATGGCGGTGGAAGCCGGCGCATACGTCACGGATTCTGAGCTGGGCGTGGTATCGACTGTCGAGGACAAGGCGCACATACGCAATAACGCATCCAGCTCAGGCAAAACCGAGGCACTGTAGGCTACCCCGGCGCCTTTCAGTTCCACGTCAAATGTCACGGTCGCGAGGGTCCCGCCGAATACTTGCTGGAGTTTCCCCAGGCTCGGCCGGATGCCTAGGCGTTCATTCATGCGGGCGCCTTCGTGAGCCCACGCGGGGTTTTCGATCAGCACGGCGTCAGTACCAGGTAAAGGCGTCGGGTCCACACCATAACTGACCTCGATTTTCGCTAGGATGACCTCACGATTTGTTAGCATCTTTCTTGCCCTCTTTGTCTTTGGGCCGCTTGATAATCAAACCGCCAGGCCGGACTTGATAGGTAATGCGTGGACGTTCCATGATACCCCCTTACCCTTGACTGGGATCGGTGCGTGTTCGTCGGTAGTGTACCTCATATTGGAAACGTTGTACTGCGGTGTTTTTTTCGGTTTCGTGAGATAACACCGGCTCTAAGGTGTCATTCTCAATGGTATTGATCACAAACCCGTTTCCCAGGCCAAGGGTGTAATCGGCCTGCATTGCGATGTTGATTTCCTCGCGGATCGTATTTAACACAGTATCGGGGGCGTCATTTTGTTTGACATAGGCCTCGATATAAACCGACAACAGGCTGTCGATTTTATCAAAATTCAACCGATTGACGATGGCGTCGGGCCCCATAAAAACCAGCAAGGCCGGGCCCTGGCTCACGTCCACTGGGATCGCCCGGCCCCGAAACACACGACTGCCGGTCGTGGTCAGACCTGTGAGTAAGGTTGTCACGGTATCGACAATCGTTTCGGCGCGGTGGGTCATTGTTTCTCGAGTAGTAACACAATCAGGCCTGTGCCATCAGGTTGCGGTTCAGTGACTTTGTAGACTTCACCCAAGATAGTCAGACTGGCATATTGTGTGGTCAAAAAGGTCAACGGCTCCTGGCCATTTTGGACATCGGCGACCCCGGCGGCAATACACAGGGCCTGGGGCTGATCGCCGATAATCCCGATCTCGCCGCCGACCTGGGCCAAGTATTCCTCATCGAAAATGACGGAAAGGGTCCGGGTTTGGCTGCTGGGATGGGGGTAACCGACAGGGGTATAGATGACTTCAATAGCAAAGTCATCATCGTCAATAAAAGCGGTTAGGTCCTCATCAAAGGCCATGTATTAGCTGACTGTGCCCACACCCACGTTAAGAATTACCTTAATATTTTCGCTCGTGGTCGCGCCTTTCGCCTCACCGGCAATACAGCCACCGATAACATCGCCGGCCGCAGCGATCGCTGCCCCGTCGTCAAAATTCCCGGCGGACGAATCCCACAAGATTGCTTCGCCTTGCGCGATAACGGCCGCGTCCGCCTTGGGCAGATTGTACTCGCCGCTGCGTGCCACGGTGCCCGTCGCGCCATTGGCGATATCCACCAGGGCAACACAGACTTGGCTGCCAACAACAACCACAGCGCCAGAAGTAATTGCCGAGCCGGCATTGGTGTATTCCAGCGTTTGGACGCTATCGCGGACCATGTTTGTAGCCATAATGTAATCTCCTGTCAGTTCAGACGATTAGGCGCCTGGGTTTTTGTAGCCGGTGCGCCACTCCAGGGCCGCTGCAGCAGCGTCATGGCGCACCTTGTACGATACGCCGTCGCTAGTCCAGCCCTCGTTTTGCTCGAGCGTCGGGTTTTGGTTGCCGTCCAAAAAGGCGACCTCCACCGTGTCATAGACATTCGGGTCGGCCATCACATACCACGCGGTAGCGGAATCGTCGTCCAAGCGGTGATCCGATACAGCCTCGTAACGGTTCTGGAAAGGGTTAGGCGGTAAGGTCCCAGCCGTGCCAGCGGGATCATACGTCGCGGCCAGCAAAGTTTCGGACGTGGTTTCGATAGCCACCGGGGTAATCAGGTAACGCCCGCGAGTGCCCAAAGACGAGGCACTGTTAAGGCCCTTTTGTGTGGCCAAGGCCGTTTTGGCGGCGTCCAGCGTGGCAACGGTCGGGGCTGCCCCCGAGGCCGCCAAATTGCCGTGCGTGGCGGTATCGAATAGCGCAACGCCATCCTCATTCATCACTGCGTTAGCCGTTAGGACAAGATAGGCAATATCGCCGATTTTGCGGCTGGCAGAGCGGCCCATGCCACGCGGGATCCGGCCCAGCGCGTCCAAATCGTCGTTAATAATGGCCTGGCGCGAAATATTAAACATTTTACCAAACGTCGACAGCTGAATGGTTTCCTTTTTGTCCTTGTAAGTGCCGTGTGTGTATTCGCCACTTTCGCCAATCGTATCAAGGTCCGAAAACTCGGAAATGCCGGGCCGGGTGGCGGGTTTGAAGTCCGACAGGTTCCCGATGCGCACCCAAGTGGCCCAGGTTTCCGGGGCCTCGTCGAAGCCGACCAACAGGGACTTGTTAGCGACGTTTTCCAGGATGTTGGCGAAATCGCTAGTCGTGTGACTCATGATGCCTTGGCGCGTAAAGGCCCGTGACACAATGTCGGCTTTCGACATGCCGCGCATGTTGACACTACAGATACGCAGGTATTCGCGGGCCATTTCAACCATGCCCATCGAATAAAACTCATTCTCGCGGGCGGTTTTGATAATGTCCTTGTCGCGCTCTGAGCCGCAACGAATGGCCAGGGCCTCCCCGCCACCACGAATAAACCGGTCAATGACATCCTCACCACCGCGAGCGGCGGCGCCAAAGGTCTGGCCGGTCTTTTGGGTCTGTTTCACTTCGCCGGCTAAGGGAACTGTCCCGCGGCCGAGTAGTTCCAATAGCATTTGCTGGGAGCGTGAGGCCGTTTCGCCCGTGTCCAGACAAACCCGCTTCAAATCTTGGGCCTCACCGGTATCAAAAGGCATAAAGAGCGTTTCGATAGCGTCGCGGCGTTCGGCCTCGATTTTCTGGCCTTCTTTCTGCCCCTCGGCCCTCGCTTTATTGCGTAAGGCCTGAAACTCCAAGACCTTAGAATCGTCGTTACCTTCTTGGCCTTGCTGGCCCTGTTCGTCGCTCATGGTGCGGCCCTCGTGTTGTCGGTTGATGCCTACGCTATTGTCTGCCGGGACAGTCACCACGCTTGTTTCATGTGGTGTCCAGCGTGTGGCGCGTATGCCGTGCTCAGTCTCGATAAACTCATCAATACTATACCCGATACTGATATTTCTGAGAAATCCCTCTTTGACATCCTGCCAAATGTCATTGGCTTTGGCGTTATTGCTGAAACGCAGCTGACCACGGAGCTTGTCGCCGTCCAGCTTCACGTTTTCCACCAGGCCAATAGGTTGTTCGTGATCATGGGCAAATAGCAAAGGCAAGCCCTCGGCAGCCCGCTCGAGATTGATATTGTCGTCGCCGTGTTCTAGGATTTCCTCGCCAAACCAGCGTTTGAGTGCTACCGAACTGGACAGGGAGGCAGGGATAGTGCGGGTTTCAGCATTGATTGCCTCGCGGTCAAGATCCCACTGCCGCTCAAATCGCTGCCCTTTGATCTGCATAGTATTGCCCTCGAGTAATGGCGATATTCTCCGCCCTTTTTTCATGCGAGTAAATAGCCCATAAAAATACACTAGGCGGCTTCCTCGCCCTCGTCTTGCCCGGTGTCATCCTCGGGCGTGTCAGTTGTTTCTGTCTTAGCTGTGAATAGGTCCATTTCGATCTGCTTATCGATCATGACCGGGTCGCCGCCGCGCTTACGAATGATCCCGTGGCGTGATTCAAAACCATTCACCACGGCGATAGCATCGGCCTCGACCTCTTTTTTCGGTTCAATCCAGGGCATGCCGGGCCCACGGTAGTCCGCGGCGGTCAGTGTGGCGCGGTCCAAATCCATAGGGACTTTGAGCGTGCCGGCCAATACGGCCGTTTGAATGAGGCGCTCATAGATTGGCCGTTTGTACACGGCAATAAAATTATCGCGTAGGCGCGTGTAGCCGGGATGGGTTTCAACCAGCTCTTGGCGTTGAGACGAATAACTGCCATCATAATTCTTGCTGATGCTCGAATAGCCGGTACCACTACCGGCCGCCACGGCCCGTAATTGCCCACCGCGGAAACCTTCTAACTCCGGATTGGGGCGATTGGTGCCAATCGTCCCGATTTCCTCGCCCGGCAATAGTTGATCGAAAATCATACCGGGGTTCATTTCGAGTTGCCGCTCACCGGTTTCGGTGTCATATTCAACGGTCGACTCCGCCGATTTTTTGATAAAGCCGGTAAAGGCGGCATTAACGCGGGCGGCGATGCGCTCGGACTCCTCATAATCCTTGATATCATCGAGGCGCAAGATAATCCCATGAAAAATCGACACACCGCGGGTCTGTTTGATACGGCGAATAAATTTTAAATGAATAATGCGATCCGCCGGCGCTGATCGGGTGTCGAGCGAAAAATTCATGGACGACACCCCCACATTGCCGGGGTGTTCCAGATAAAAATAATAGCGTAGCGGCTGTCCCCAGGCGTTTTTCTCGACACCATGAATTGTCCCAGACAGGTCAAATGGCACCATATCGGATTCAATCAACTCAATCGCATAAGGGGTAGCCGTCGGATAAGCAAACCCTGTCGGCCCTTGGAGTTGTTGAACAAAAATCTCGCCGTCACGAAACAGGGACCGGCAGGCGAGGCGGTCGGCTTCATTGATTGATAATTCGCCAGTCGTTTCCGGCTTTTTGCTCCACTCTTTCAGCAAATCGCGTGCGGCGCTGTTAAATTCTTCATGCAATTGGCCATTGGCTCGCTGGGCCATGGGTTCGATACCGATACCGGTGCCAACAATGTTATTGACCAATACGTCTAGAATACCGATGGCCAAATCGTGATTTTCGTCAAGCCAGCGGGCCCAGTCGCGCAGTTTTCCGCGCGCGTGCTCCATCACCCCATCGGGTGAGAAGGACATCTTGACCGGTTTGTGATAATTCGATGGCTGGGCCGCCTCATACAGCCGCGTGACAGATTTTTTTGTACTTTCCAGTCGTAGGCCGTCGATTTGTTCACGCAAAAGCGCATTTTTTGCCTTTTGGACTTGTAAGGAGCTGCGCCGTTTTTTCCTCGCTGGCCGCTTTTTTGCCTGTTTTTTCTTGCTCTGGCTCATCGTTTAAACGTCGCCGTGACAATGCCCGGGGATTTCGCGCCGCGTGCGGCCGCTTCTTGTGCGACCACTTCACGCCGCCAAAACGTGATTTTTTCGCTGATCAAACTCGCGTCGGCTTTGGTCAATTGCCGGTTGTTGATCGAATAGGACTGTTTTTTGGACACAGCCGTATCAGCGGCCAACCAGTCGGCCAAGTGTGCGCGGGCTTCTGTGAGAGTGATTGTGGTCATCGGCGTTTAAAAAATGAGCCCTCTTTGCGTTTAACAAAGCCCTTTTTCTGTTGCGCCTGGCGTGCCGGCTTGGCAGCGATGGGCTGGGATGTCTTGCGCCTAAGTGTCTCGTATTGTGGATTAAAAAGCAATTTGGCCGCCAAATTCAATACGCGGATGTCCAGGGCTTCATTTCTAAGTTTGACCTTGTCCCATTCACGATGCGGGAAACCGCGGCGGTAGCGTGTGACACATTTTTCGGCGGTCAATTGGTCAAAAAAGGTTTCACTATAGGTACTGGGAAAGTGGGAATAGCCCGGCCCTGGCTGGTATATGCGTAAATTCGCATAAACTAATGTTTTAGCGCTGTCTGTGCCGATCGTATAAAGCTTGATCGGTATCGGGTTTCGGCCGGTTTTTTTCTTGGATGGCGCGGAAAGGATCGGCCGGCCCTCACCAGGGACGCCTTTTGTGCCATAAATGCGGCGTGATTGACGTTTGCGGATCCACTCATAACAAGTGGTGGCCAGGTAACCGGTATCGATACAGGTCATGGAAATCGGCATTTCCCGGCCGTCCTCGGTGCGATAGATTTTCATGAGAATCGTGTCTAAATCGTCCCATGGGGCAGGTTGTGTCGGGTCGCCCCAGATCACGGCGTATTCAATGCCGTAGTTCTCGTCATGCTCAAGCCACCCCATCACTTCCAGCTCGATGCGGTCTTGTTGAATATCCACCCCACAGGTCAATAACAAGACTTCGCTTGGCACGGATTCATGTGTATAGGGCTCGCGGCGGTTCATTAGGCCGACTTCATCCAGGGTTTCGCCTTCATCCTCCCAGGTTTCGCCCAATTTGGTGTTAATAAAGCTTTTTAGCGGGCCAATGTCGCCGCGGTCCTTTCTAGCCTTGGCCTTGAGAAATTCGTCTACTAGCTGGGTCCAGGTATTAAAATAGCTGTAGGCCGCCCAGATATGAAAACCGATATGGTAGGGGGCCTCAATCACGTTATCGTTGATGTCTCTAAAAAAATCCTCCTCGTCGATATACTTGCCGTCGTCGGTTTTCCATACGCCTTGGGCATCCATGTCGGGATAGTGCGAATAATCGATTAACACGCCGCATTCGATACACGCGTATTTCGCGGTTTTGGCATTCTTCTCGACCCATTGTATGTTGGCCCAGCGCAGTTTTTGCAGCTCGCCGCAATCGGGGCAGGGGACGTGCCGATAGAACACCATGTCGGCCTGTAATAAAGAGCCCTCTATTTGCGACTGATCTTTAGTTTTCGGCGTGCTGCCGCGGATTGATTTGGGGAAAGATGAGTTTTCGTTGCGCACATCCCCCAACGATGTGGGCGCGCCTTCGCCCTCGATATCTGGGTCGAAGCCGTCCAGCTCATCATACATGCACACGTCTTTGGACATGCGGCGGTAGTTTCTGGCGGCTTTGCCGCCTTTGAGGTCCAGGGTGGAACCGTAAAACATTTTTTTTGACAGGGTATTAAATTTACTTTTTTTCTCGGGATCCGCCTTTAAGACGTTCTTGATCGCTGGGACCTCACGAATCATGGGGTCTATTTCATCTTTAACAAAATCATCCCTATCAGAATCGGTCGGCTGCCATAACACTTGGTTGCGTTTCTTGTGCTCGGCAAAATACCCGATAGCCGCGCATAAGATCTTGGTATAACCCACGCGCGCCGACTTCATCCAGTCGACAATCCCAATATCATCATTGCTGATCGCGTTCATGGGGGCTTTTTGATAAGGCAGGGTTTGCCAAGGGCCTTCGATGTTGCTGGACTCTGGCGTTAAATAGAAATGCTCATCTGCCCACTGTGATAGGCGCAGGGGCTCGGGTTTCTCGAGGGAATGTAAGGCTTGATAGACCGCGCTATTCAGGCGTTCCTGTAACGTTATCGAAATTAATCCGGACTCGCCTGGCTGCATTCTGGGCCTTGATGACCTCGCGATTGATAATTTCTATCTCTGAGGCGGATAGCTTAGGCAGTCTACGTTTGACTTTCAATGGGATAGAGGCCAACACCGCGGCCATTTGGCTGCCGACATCGGATAGCGCGGATTCAAGTAAGGTTATAGGCGCCTGCTCCCGGCGCGCTATGGCGTTTTTCAGCTCCAGGCCGTCGGCTTGCTCTTTGGCCAGACGGGCGCGCTCAGCGTCAAGGTTCAAGTATTCGCCTTTGTCGGTGGTGATGACTTTGGCCAGTTCTTGGCGCACGTACCATTGCAGTAAAGCGGCGGGGTCGTATTCGTTTGGCGTGCCGCGTGTGCCTTTGCGTAATACGGGTAAAGGATCATTGCGGCGTTTTTGCCAGGTTGATAGGGATCGCTCGTCAACACCGAGCAAGTAGGCGGCTTGTAAGCGGTTTATTTTAAATTTCTTTATTGCCATTATTTGCCTTGAGCAATAAACCTTTAAACCCAGAAATATATAATTCCTCGGCCTGGCTAGATGTTGCGCGTATCCATGCATAGTTCCCTTTATATTCTATAGATAGCCCCGTGTCCTCACCTTCATAGGCGTTGATTTCGGCATCGTCTGGCAACTCATCTAACAATTTTTTTAGAGTCTTAACTTTGATCATTGGTATTTAGCGCCTTATAGTGACGGATAATTGAGTTCGCATTATTAAGGGCTTCCGCAACCTCGTCTGGGCATTCCTCATCGCCAATGATACCAACGCGCAATGTACCGTCGTCGTGTTCATAGGTTAGCTCGCCGATAGCAATAACCATATTTTCAAGTGCATCCAGGAATTTTTCGCGCTCGGTTTTTGATGGTGTATACGCATCCGACAAAGCATTTTTTAATGCCGGCGTTAATACATTATTTATATATACATCGGATGGGCTGCCATCATCTTGCAAAGTAAACGTTATAGTTAACGGCGCCTCCTCCCGCGGCGCCTTGGTTTTTGGCATAGGGGGGTATGAGTCCACGGGACGCAGTTGTCTAAGGTCTAGCGTTCCACTTTTCGCAAACCATACCCACCAGAATATCAAGCACACTATGCAAAAAATAATTAGTCCAATGTATATCATGATGTCTTGTGGCATAAAATTATCCTTTAAAATCAAAGGGAAGGAAGGTATAGGGCCACCTCGTAATTAGTGAAAATCCGCAAGCTGCGTTACC